AAGGTCCCGGACGCTAAACCTTGTGCTAATTGTCTAGATGCATTTGCTGTTGCAATTGTATCGGCTCCTGCAATTGCAAAAGTATTTGCAACAGTCTGAGTAGCTTTTGCAACATCATTTAAAGAAAGCCCCATTTCTTGAGTAGCAAAAGTTATTTTTGCAAATAGATCTCCTGTTGCTTCTAAATCAGCTCGAGCATTTCTTGAAATTTCAACAATATGATCAAAACCTTGTGCGGCCAGTTCTGTTGATCCTGTTAAAGCAGCTAATTTATTATTTAAATTTGTAAACTGATCTGAAGCTCTAACTAATTCTCTAACCCCAAAAGCTGCAATAAGCGTATTTCGTAAAGTTTTTAATTTATTATTTATTTGATCAACGTTTTTATTTACATTCTTAAAAGCATTATTACTTTTAAGATTTGTTTCTAAAACAATTTGATATGTACTTTTACCTAGAGCCATTCTCTTTTTCTAATTCGTTTTTTCTTTCGATATAAGCTATCCAATAAACAAATTCATCAACAGTCATGAGGTCTATTTCTCTGACGCTTTTTCCGAGCCTATCCGCCAGAGAAAATTTAGCAAAAAGATCAGGCTCGGTTTTTATTTTAAAGAAGCTTCTTCTTGATTAGTTGTGCCTAAAATTTTTGCTGAAACTTCTGCTAAAACGCTTACGTCTGCATTGTTTAATAATTTTTCTTTGTCTGCTATTGTAAATAATTTATTTCCATCAGCATCTAAAGCTTTAGTAATTATCGAATAAAGCATAACCTCAAGATCAATATTATTGCTCATTGCATAAAGTTTTTTTGACTCTTGCAAAGTTAAAGGTTTGCAATAAATTACTAAGGGGCCATTTTCATCGCCCCATTCAGCCACCTCAAAAGAAATAGTTTCTTGCGCGTCAAAATGCGCAACTACATTGTCAATAGCTTTACCCATTATGAGTAAGTGCCAATTGTTAATGCTCCAGTTCCTTGAAACGCAATAGTCATTTCAACAAGTCCATCATGCGTAGCTGTAATTGTTTTTTCAGTCACAATACCAGTTCCAGATAATTTATAAGATCCTGATCCTGAGCCTTCAGGGCCAAGATTCATTGTAAATGATGATCCTATAGTAAGGGAAACTTGCCCGCTTGTATCTGTATCATCAAAATAAAGATCAATTGATCCGTTAAACTCAGTTTGCGTTGCTTCAAAAGTTTTTGCTGAATCGCCCATAGAAGTAGATTCTGTAGTGTCACCTGTTTGAGTAATACTATAAGATCTTACTTCTGCTAAAGCATTACTGCCCGTTTGCACAACTCCAGCTTTACCACTAAAAACTGCCATTATAAGTCCTCTTTAGATTTAGTTTTAATTTTAGACTCTCCTTTGAGGGTCCACCCGTTTGCTTTTAAGTTTTCAACATCATGATCAAAAACAGATATTTCTGTTTTGCCATCAGGAGAAATCATTAAATTCTTATCTTTCATAAAAACCTCACAAAGCTACATCTGCAGCTGCTTCTGTTGTTAAATAAGTAATATTATACACCAAACTTAAAACGGCAATTGGTTGTTCACCATCGCCATTATAGTTAATTTCGCTTGAGCTTAAAAAGCTATCTTTTGCTAAAGAATTATGAGTAGTATCGGCCGCCATAGCCGCTTCTACTTCTTTTGCAATAGTATCAATAGTATCATCATAGTTGCTATTTGCTTTTACATAAGCTTCAATAACTAGAGATAGGTCCCTAAGTAAAGTTCTTGATGAGCCCATTTCTAGTAATTGTGAATCTTCATTTTTTGTATAAATTATTAAAGCAGGCAATTTTGAATCTTCTAAATTGTAAACTCTGCTTTGAAAAGCGTTTGATCCTGTTGTTGATAAACCTGTTAAGGTTGTACCAACTCTTTCCCGGATTTGCTGTCTAATGTGATTTGCCATTTAAGATCCTAAAAAATTTTTTAAGCCATTATTGCTCTTGTAAAATTAAAACTGTTATTCCGGTATTATCGGGTTGAACATTTACAACGGCATAAGTTTTTGCGGCTTTTAAAGTGTTTCCGTCAAGATCAGTAATAGCGGCAAAAGCTAAAGTGTCGCCATGGCTTGCTGATGATACATCTTTAGTTTTGCAATAGGCGACAGGCGTACTTCCTTCGACTCCAACTGTAAGCCCGTCAACTGATAAATATTCATCTTCAAGAATAACTTTAATTGTTGATGCAGAGCTGCCAGACGGGGTATAAGTAGCTTGTACGCCGTGCCCATAAGAATCATCGAAATAACTGTCAAAATCAGCATCGAATTCTAAAGCCATTACTTACCTTTTCTTTTGGTAACTTTTGGACTTTCTGATTTTTCTAGCCCAACGCTTCTATCTTTTTTTTCAGCTGCTTTGCCTTCAGCAAGTTCTGCTTTGCCTAAACCAACGAGTATATTTCCTTGATCAAGATCAAGCTCAATAGTATCGCCCGCAGAAACTTTCCCGCCATTTGCAACTGTATCTTTAAGAATTAAATATTTCATTTTTTCCTCTTTTTTTGAAAAGGCGGCAGATATAATACCTGCCGCTTTTTCGGTACTTAAAGCCATTTATTAGCTTGCGTTACAGAAAGATACTGCATGACGTACTGCTACATCGACCGATTGCAATGCAACAATTCTTACGCTACCAGTCGAGCTGTTAGTGTAAGGATCTACAGTAAGATCTAAACCTCCAAAAAATCCTATTAAAAGATCATTGAAGTTTCCGAACACATAATTATTAGCAGTTAATTGAGCTGATACTACGACCGGATAACCGTTAACTTGTCCGTTTTCGGCTACAAACATACCGCTCCCAGAATCTTTAGCAGTAGTTTTTAAAGTTCCGAAATTAGTAGGGTTAATAATATAAGCTAAATCACCAACTAACGCATTATCTACAGCAACAGCTGTTTCAATGCTTACCATTTCTGCAAACGTTGGAGCTGCAGCTGATGATAAAGAAACAGTATTTATTCCTGTAGTATTTGTGATCCCACGAGGGTTTCCAGAAGAACCACTGCCTTCTAAAGCCGCATCATCAATAGCAATTGCCATTGACTTAGCAAGATCATCTCTAATTAAATTTTCAACGTCTAAAGACGATTGAAGCATGAGCTGCCTTGTGACATCAGTAAAGACTCCGCAAGTTTTAGGACTCATTGTTACTGATCCAATAGTCATTTCGCTTTCGCCAGCGGCTCCGCCTTCAGAACTAATAAATGCAGCTGATGCAGCAGCAGTTTTTTTAGGGATTTTTACATCGCCTGAAAGTCCGTTTAGGTTAGTAGCCAAAGGCATAACAGCAGATGCATTACGTAATGCGTCTATGAAACTTCCTGCTCTGAAATCTTGACCAATTAAGCCAGCATCATCAGAAGCATTTAGATCCCTAGTATTCCAATTATTTAGGATCTCGGGAGGAAGCATTATTCCTTGTGCAGTTCTGCCGTAGTGTTTAGCTGCTTCTTCTGAACACGCAAATTCAAATTCAGCTGCTCTTTGCGCTGCTCTATCTGTAGGGTTAGCTAAAGCATTTAAAGCTTTCATAATTGAAAACTGGCGCACCTCTTTTTTAGACATTCCAATTTCAGCAGTTTCAAGTGGTTTATCAGTAGCAATGTTATCTAATAAAACTCCTCTAAATTCTTCAACTGAAACGCCATCTTGAATAGCCTTGTCGGCAAGATCTCTTCTGTTGTGTTTAGCAGCTAAATCCATAATTTCTTTAGAATTTCTTTGAAATTCAGCTTTAGCCTCAGCAACAGATTGCTCTCTTACTTCGTCAAGGTTTATTTCTTGTTTGACTTCTTCTGTCATAGTATTTACCTTTATTAAAGTTTGTTTATCTTCAGAACGGCCCACTCCAACGCTTTGTGATTGATCAGCCGGCACAGAAACAATTGACACCTCTAAAGGCGTTGTTTTAACTCTGTACATTGGCTTATCTTTATCATCGCCGCGCACGCGCACCATTCCATTTATTTTATATCCAACACTAATATTTGACCTTATACCGTCCTGGACATCTTTAAATATTTCTTCTGCTAATTCACTTCGACCAAAGCGAACGATTGCCTTTGCACTTTTTTCTGCAGAATCAATTTCGTACCTTTCGACCACACCAATTTGTTTAGTCATGTCATGATCTAAAAGCAACGGAGATCTTCCACTTGCAATAAAGCTTGTATCAAGATCTTCGATTTCATGAGAAATTACTTCCATGCCAAAATCTCTTTCGACTGGTTCTTCGGAGCTAACTCCGATACGCACTCTTCTCTTTTCTTCATCAATATAATGAGCTCGAGATAAATCTAAGACTCGATAAATAATATTTTCGTCTTGCCTTATCTTTTCGTCATCATGCAAACCAGGACGAGCTTCCAACATTTCGTCTTCCTCTTCCATGGTTTCTTGTATATCCTCATGTTTAGCAAAAGATACCACGTAGGAATCTTCTGTTTCTTCAACGTTGAGAATATGCCTATCTTCTTTATATTCCATAGATTTACCCTCTTTGTTTTTGGTTGATAAAGGATGCGAAGAAGGAAGAAGATCTGTATCGTGCTTCCCTCCTCTAAATTTTCCGTTACGTAAAACATAAAGGAAAGAATTTACCCGAGCCATTGCCCATTGAGATGGGTTTTTAACTGTAGGCCTTACGGATCCTGGAGAGCTATAAAAAGCTCCTTCTCCTCGTTCGTAAACTTTAATTAAAGTGGCTAAGGTTGTTTTTTTACTTGCAGCATTATTTACTTCTGCATTATGATCTTTTACTTTATTTTCTAAGGCCGTTTTTGTTTTATCTGATACTTGCCTTTCGTCTTTATTTTTCATTTGTTTTACAAGTTTTCTTGACCAGCTAAACCCGGGATCTCCGCCCCAAAGTGCCCACGCTATCCGTCCTTTTGAAGGATAGCCCTTTTCTCCGGGTCTGAACCCTTGTGCTTTTTTATCAACTTCATGTCTGCTAAAAAAACTAAACATTCTTTTGATCGTATCATCAGATAAATTTTCACCTGCTACTATCTGCCTTGCTCTTATTGCACCTATTCTAGTGCCTCCGCGACCAAATTCTTCACGCCAATCCAAGCCTTTTTGTGCTTCGACTTTCATGCTTTGTGTTGGTTTAGTCATTACTTTCCTCGCCTAGTATATCCGGCTCTGTTGGTAATTTTATACCAAAAGGCTGAAAAGCTGTTTTAATACCGTATTGGCGCGCTAGCGCATTTTCTCTTTCATGTTGTTCAAAAAGCTCTTCAACGTCTCGTCCATAATTAGATTGAACATCTTGAAAAGAAACAAGGCCCGACTGCATGCCGTTTATTGCAGCGTTCATTTCTTTTTGAGGATCTACCCAAGAAAAAGATCTCGGAATAAAGTTTGCAGCATTTGCAAATTTATCATACCTGCTCATTGGCAAAGGTTGATTTGTTGCTGGCGATGTTGAAATAGCGCCAGTTGAAATTGACATTTCTAACCATTTTTCAAAAACCGGTCTAATAAAATGATCTATAACAAACCTTTGATATAAACGATACATTTCACGATCTTCCAAAGCTCCTGCGCGTAATGAGCTATAATTTACTGAGCTAAGATCATTAGTTAAAGCATGATAAGAAATATTCAAACCTGATGCAATACTTCTTAAAACTTGAATTGTAAACGGTTCAAAAGCTGATGTAGGGTGATCAGGATCAAAAGATTTAAAATCCATGCCGCTGGGTAATTGTTCAAAGGTCCCGGCTTCTGCGTTCATAATAGGAACATACTCTTCGTCTTCTCCGTCTCCAACATAAGAATCACCATCGGAGCTTGTAAAAAATCCCATTTTAGATGCTGCGGTTCTGGCTGCTACTATTTCTGCTTCAAGATAACCATTTAAAAGTTTTATATTTGACATGGCAGAAGCAGTTAAAGGAACGCCTCTATTTTGTTCTGGCCTATTTGAAATATAGGCATGAATTAATTTATCAGCTTCGAGCCTTATATGTTTTTGAGTCGATTGAAATTGATTATCAAAAGGATGATTTTTAAATAAATAATAAGCGACTGGTTTATTATTAGGATTAAGCTCTACTCCCATTTTAACTTTGTTTGAATTTTGCCTTGAGTTATCGTTTTTAGTTTCATCTAAATGATCCGCTTCTAAAAATTCAATTTGATAACCAAATTCTGAATCTCTTGATTGTACGTGCCTAATTAAAACTTCGCCATCTCTTGCTAATGACTCAATAAATAATTTTTGACAATCTATAAAAGACAATCTTCCGTTCGTTGTGCAATTACCTAGCTTGCACCATTTTTTCCATTTATCTTCAATAATTCTATTTGCAACAATATCGAGTGAGCCGTCATCATTTCTAGCTTTCATGCTTAATCGAATTCCGTTATTTCCTATAACATTCGATTGCATTAAATTTAAATATCTTTGAACATAAGTATCATTTCGAGCAAGATCTCTTGATCTATCTCTTAACAGTCTTAAATTATTTTTTATTTCTTCATCGGCTGAAGTAGAAGTTTGAGTAAAATCTGCAAAAAGCCTACCTGTATTTGCGCCTTGATATTTTCTTATATTAAGAGTTTTTTTTCTTTTTTTATTTCTTTGAAATCTATCGTACCAAGCCATCAGAATTTAACCTCGATTGTATTGCCAGATCTTTGTTTATTTTTTATTCTTGCTTTTTTTATTTCTTGTAAATACTCAGCTTTGTATTTATCTCTAAAAGATAACAGCTCGTCTATGCTCATTCTTGATAAAGATCTTCCGGCAATTGAAAAAGACGCTTGATCTACAGAAGCACGATTTTCTAAAACTGCTTGCACTGCATCTAAAACTTTTTTTGCATGGCTTCTTAAATCAGCATTTGTATTTGCTAAATTTTTGACTATTGTTGTTCTTCCAGTATCAACTCTGATCCTTTGCGAATCCGAAGATCTTGTAATAAAAGCATTCCATATAAAATCGCCATCAGAATAGCTGGCCGTTGTTGATGATGCTATTTCAACGAAATAAGTATCTTCGGCTTCAGTTGCTGTTATAGTAAATTTATGAGATCCTCCGCCGCCGCTATCTTCATGAAATTCATAAGTTAAAGCGTAGGATCCTATAGGATAAGTATTGGCTAAATCGTCTCGACGCCAAACTAACCGATCGCCGATAACAATAGTATCAGGTTCTTGAACGGGATAATTAACTCTGTCAAATAAATTAGACATATAATCTATAGATTTTTTATAGATTATACACTGTATTTTTTTATAAATTATATTTCTTCAAATTCAACGCCAGCTTCATTAAATAACTTTTTTGTTAAAACAAAGCTTTTTTTCCATTGATCAGGAGTTGATTTATATTTTTTCATATATACTTTTTTAACGCCAACTTGAATTATTGCTTTTGCGCATTCATGACAAATTGTTAAACCGTAAACAAAAAAATATGAATTTAATAAACTAATTCCGTTCATTGAAGCGTGATAAATGCAATTCATTTCGGCATGAACCATGTATTCATATTTTATATTTTTATTATTTAATTTATTTTCCGAGTCTAATATGCCTCTCGGAAAGCCGTTATAACCTTGAGATAAAACTTGACCTCGATTTCCTATTGCTACACAGCCAACTTTTGTTGAAGGATCTTTGCTCCAATTAGAAATATGTTTTGCTAAATCTAAATATTTAAGCTTCCATGAATTGTTTATTTCGTTCATTTTAATTAAACGTTTATTTCAAATTTAATATTGGGTCCAGGATCATAATCAATATGCTTAAAATTATCAGGGCACAAACTATTAATATTTTCATAATCTTTAAGCAAAATTTTTCCAGGATTTCCTTTTGAACTGTCTAAAAAAGTATATACTTTGTCTAAATGATTTCTGTATATATGCGCATCGCCTATTGAAAAATTAATGATCCCGGGACTTGTGCCAATTTCTTTACATAAAGTTAGCATTAATAAATAATGCAAAATAGCATCGCTAGGCAGCCCAATCATAATATCTGCGCTTCTTTGATTTACTTGAATATTTAATTTATTTTTATTGATCAAAACTTGAAAACTATGAAAGCAAGGAGGCAAAGCCATTTCATTCATTTGTAAAGGATTCCAGGCCGTTACCACCATTTGTCTGCTTTCCGGATTTTTTTTTGCTGTTTTTATTAATTGTTTTATTTGATCTCCTTTAGGATCTTCGTTAAACTTTCGCCATTGGCGGCCATAAATTGATCCTAAATTGCCGTTTTCATCAGCCCAAGGCGTCCAATAATTGCACCCAAACTTTTTAAAATCTTTGTTTTTTGTAAAGCCCCGCATAAAAGCGCAGTATTCGCCTATGATGCCTTTAGTAAAAATTTTCCTCATAGTTAATACAGGCGGCTCCTCGCTGCAATCAAATTTTATATTTTGCCCAAAAGAACTTATGGTCCCAATGCCTGTTCGATCAAATTTACTTTCGCCGCGGTCTAATACTTCGAATATTAGCCTTAAATATTCGTATTCAAAATTAAGAGCCATTTTTCTTTTTTAAATATGCTCCATAAAAAGCTGCATAATTTATTAAGTCTAATACGCTATCAAATTGACTTTCAAAATTAGGATCCTGGTTTTCTACTAAATTTTTTAATCTTTCAATTTTTATATGAAGCATTGTTATATAACTTAGATCTTTATAAGGAAAATAATTTTCTCTGCTAAAATCTAACTCGCCATAATCTTGACTTTTGCTGTGCAGTGTATCATTTGCTTCTTTTAAAATTGGATGCAATTTATTTTTCTGTTTGATCATACATTTCTCCTAAAATTCCTGTGTTATCGTTATGATGCGGGCCACGCCAATCTTTTGGTTTTTTAAGATCAGGAAAATTTAAATTATTTTTTCTTCCTTCTTTTTTTCCTTTTTCTTTTAGCATATTAGCAAAATGTACGCGGTCCCAAGCTTTTTGCGTGTCTATTTCAAAAGTATTTAATGTTCCTAAAGCTATATAAATTATGTCAATTAAAGCATCAACTATATTTTCAGGATCTTTTTCAGCATGAGCTAACTGTAATTCTTGCAATTCTTCAATTAAAAAATTAATTCTAAAAGCTAGATATTGATCTTTTAATTCAAGGGGTAAAGATTTAACATCAGCATTAATGTTAAATTTTTCGTTTAACGAATTTATATTTTCGATCATCATATATTGTCCTCATAACATATGAATTAGAACATACTTAAAATAATATGTAAAATTAATTGTTTACATTTGTTTATATATATAGTTTAATAAATTAAATAATTTAATAAATCAGGAGAAAATTATGAAACTTTTAGATTATGTAGAAAGAGTGCAAGAAGATTTTAAAGGTAAAAGTGAAACTTTAAATTTTTATTCTATGCGTCATCAATTAGCGCATTATCATTGGCAATATAGAAAAAATGATCCTTTAGAGGCTAAACACACTCAATTCCATTTACAAAACATACATTGCTGCGACAATTTTAAAATAGTAATTGCTTATTATTGGTATCATTTTATTATTCCAGCTTATGACACAAGTTTTTATTTAAAAGATAAAGCAGCTTTTAAACAAAATGCTCAAGATCAAGTAAATGAGTTTATTAGTCCAAAACCAGCAAAAAAAATAGATAAATGGCTTCAGGAATGCAAAGCTGAAAAAATTTAATATAAATTTAAGATCATAAAAAGCCGTCTTTTTAGGCGGCTTTTTTTTACCAATTATTAACCCAATTATTTCTTCTTTTTATACTAGCCCTTTGCGAAACTAAATTTGTTGTTGAGGTTTTACGATCAGAATCTATATTTATTTTTATTTTTTCGTAATTAGGTTGAATTATATGTAAAGCTGCAATTGCATAAACCATTGTATCTAGCGCTTCATTTCTTGCGGTTTTCTTTACCCAAACAAATTTCTTTTGCCCTCTTGTAAATTTAACAACTCTTTTTTCTGAGGTTAATTGTTTAAAATATTCTTCATCAAGCATTGCAGAAAAATGAATTGAATTTTCTTCGCTATTAATTCTTGTATAAATAAATTCTTTTGTTGTGTCTGATCCAACGGGGTATAAAACAAATTTTTCTCGGCCAATAAAGCTCGGTCTATTTACGATTGGTTTGTTTGGTTGAGATTGTCCTTTAATAGCAAATATTTTTCTATGCAATCGTTTTTGGCAAAAAACATAAACTTGCTGGGTATGATGGCCTCCAGAATCAACTGCCGCACAAGCTATTTTCAATTTTTTATTATCTGATCTTGTATAAATATTTTGCAAAAATTTATCTAAGTCGTTCCAAACATGATTGCTTGAAGGGTCCCCATGCAATATTTTATAATCAACTACCCAGCATTCATTATTAAAACTCCACCCTAAAACCTGCGCTTCTAAACGATCGGCTTGAACATCTACGCCGCAAGTTAATACTAAAATATCTTCTGGTAAATTGCTTGAGCTATATTCTTCTCTTCTGTCAAGCAATTCATGATATTCAATGCTTTCTCCGGGATCATCAAAAGTTTTTCCTAAGGCTGTATTTACCCAAGTTCTTAACATTTCTGGCTGCTTTCTTACGGCGTAAAAATCAATAGCCATTTCTTTCCAAGTTCGCCAAGGGCTGTATAATTCTGATATATGAAACCCTGCCGTTGTTTTTGTTTTTAATTTTGGGATCCAGGATCCTTTTAATAACATTGATTGCTTAGCTTCTTCAGGTATAGCTTTTTCACAAAATTTACAATGATATTTAGCTGTTTCAGGTTTGCCTTCTTCCCATTTTACATATTCCCATTCTAATGTTTGATATTCAGCGCAATGCGGACAAGGCACGTGATAATATCTTTGATCTGAATCTTCAAAAGCGGTTTCAATTCTTGAAATGCCTTTTATTGTTGGGGTGCTTGTAATAAATATTTTTCTATTCCAAAAAGTTGTAGTTCGTTTTGTTGCTAAAGATATAGGATCTCCTTCGGCTCCTGCAGAGGCTTCGTATCTGTCTACCTCATCGCACAATAAAATTCTTATTGGTCGAGATGCTAAGCCGGCCGCAGAATTACTTCCAACTATATTAATATTTCCGCCCGGAAATTGTTTTGATAAAACCGTATTAGAACTATCTTTGCTTCTAGGATCTTTTACTTTTTTTCTTAAAGTATCACAATCCCTGATCATATTTGCTAATCTATCTTTTGACCAAGCTTGTGCCATTTGTAATGTTGGTTGCAAAACTAAAATTGGAGATCCGTCTTGATCAATAAAATATCCAACAATATTATTAAGAATTTCTGTTGCTCCAACTTGTGCGCTTTTCATAAAAACAACTGTGTTGATCTTATGATCATTAACAGCGTCCATAATGCCTTTTTGATAAGGGGCTCTTGAAGTTCGCCATATACCTGCTTCGGAAGAAGTTTCTGCAGATAAAACTCTATTT